TAACATCCTCGCAGAAGAAACTAAAAACCAAGAAACTCAAGGAGAATAAAAAATGGCAATACAGAATACAACCGATGAATTCGTACCAGCAGTTGACGAGTTCTCAATTGAAAACACTACTGATGTATATGCACGACCACTAGCCGCTGACTCAACCGCTGTTAAATCAGGTTGGGGAGCTGGCGATGAAATGACTATGAAGTCAAAGGAATTTCCAACTGAATTAAAGTTGGGCGAAGAATTCCAAGTTATTAAGTTCCTAGACCAAGATGGTCCATTTGCAATTTATAAGCAGCACTTCCTACAGCAAAAGACTGAGGGCAAGCGTTCATACGTTTGCTTAGGAAATGGTTGCCCACTTTGCGTATCGCTTAGCCACAAGCCAGAGAGCAAGCATGCGTTTACCGTTGCTGTTATTACTGGCGATGTTGCTGTTCGACAAATGCTTATTGCTACACCTCGTCTGTATAAGACACTTCATGCTGCGCACTTCTCACCACAGGGGCCTCTAACCAAGAACTACTGGGCAATTAGTCGCACAGGAAAGATGCAGCAAACTGTTTACTCCCTAAATTCAATTAAAGGTCGTGACCTTAATGAAGATTGGGGCATTGATGAGGCCAAGGTGGAAACTCTTATTACAACATTAGAGCCATTCCCACGTTCGGCAATCTATGAGAACTCGCACTCAGAGCTCGCAGACATTGCTAAGGACTTAGCCTAACTAACAGATGTAGAAGGGCTAAGTCGCCATCCCCTGACTTAGCCCTTCTGCTTTTAGGGGAACTATGAATATAATTACAACAAAAGAGCAACTTGATGAGATGGTTGCGTTCTATTTAACTCAAGATTCATTTGCCTATGACGTAGAAACTGTTGGCCCACAACGTGGTATAACGGTTGTTAATGAAGTTTTATGGATTTCATTTGCTACTCATGGTCGCGGTGATGTTATTCCTATGGGTCATCCCAACGGTTCGTTTTTATCTATGGAGTACCCACTTACTGGTCAAGGTGAGAAGCGTGTACTAGCAGGATTAACGGCCCGAGAGAGCGATTACTCTAGGGATAAAAAGAAAGCCACTACTACTTTTGGCCCAGCACCTACACAGCTTTTCCCTGCCGAAGTATTTGCAACGTTAAAGCCTTTGATGTTTGCCCCTGACCGTTTACTGGTAGGGCATAACTTAATATTTGACTTAACTTCCCTTGCCAAATATTACGAAGGTAAAGTTCCTACAGGCCCATATTTTGACACAATGATTGCGTCTTTTTTGTCTGACAATAGGAACAAGAATAAGTGCGGTTTAGATGATTGCTTGGCTAGAGAATTTGGATACCACATGGTTAAAGGTGTGGGTAAAGAGGTAGAGAAATATTCATTTGAAGAAGTAGCTAAGTACGCGTATTTAGATGCCCGTTACACATTCCTTTTACACAAGTCATTAGTTCCAAAGTTAGAAGAAGGACAGCTAACTAAGGTGATGAATTTAGAAATGGGAGTGCTAGAGGTTCTCTGCGCCATGAAGTTGTCGGGTGCGCCTATAGATACAAGTCAGCTAGAGGTTTTACATACTCAGCTAGAGATTGACATTGAAAAAGCGCGGTCTGATATTTATAGAATTGCGGGCAAGGTATTTAACATTAACTCTAATCCAGATAAACAAGAAGTTTTATACGGTAAGAAAGATGATGGCGGTCAAGGCATTAAACCTAAGATATTGACTACCAATGGTAAGAAGAAAGATGAAGAAGGATTGCCGTTGCTTATCTCAGACTACTCAGTAGCGGGCGAGGCTTTGGAAATTTACCGAGAGACTAACCCCCTTGTTAAAGCTATGCTTGAATATTCAGACTTAAATAAGTTGTTGACTACCTATGTAATCCCTTATTTGGGCGGAAATGTAACCCGTACCAGTAATGGAAAGGTGAAGGTAGAGCATAAGGAAAGCCTGTTGATTGATGGAAAGATTCACTGTGACTTTGTACAGCATGGTGCTGAGACAGGTCGATTTTCTAGCCGTAACCCAAACCTACAAAATGTTCCAGCGCCTCACACCGCTCACGGTAAAGCGATTCGTAACTTGTTCTACGCTCCAGAGGGATACAAGCTAATTGTTGCTGACTATTCTCAAATTGAACCTAGAGTTATTGCGTCTATGGCACAAGACCCAATTATGATGAAGAATTACCTTGATGGTGGAGATATTTATACAACCGTAGGTGACACTATGGGGGTAGACCGCAAGGCAGGCAAGGTTTTAGTGTTGGCTATGGCATACGGAGTTGGCCCTGACAAGATTGCTAGTCAAATTGGTTGCTCTGTTACCGAAGCTAAGAAACTACTTAATGACTTCTCTGCTAAGTTTAATGCTGTTAATCGCTACCGTTTACGCGTAGTAGGCGGTACCAGAGCTAAAGGGTATGTAAGCACCATTCTTGGGCGACGCAGATACCTACCTGATATTAACTCAAGAGACTTTGGGTTTAAGTCCTCAGCGGAGCGACAGGCGTTCAACACGCGTATTCAGGGCTCTGCAGCTGACATCATTAAACTTGCTATGATTCGGGCACACAAAATGATTCCTAGTGAATCACGATTAATACTTACTATCCACGATGAAATTGTGACAGTGGCACCAGATAGTATTGCGGAAGAAACTGCAGAGGCTATTAGAACGGCTATGGAAGACATCCATCTTCTTGAGGTACCTCTTATTGCTGATGTAAAAATCGTACAAAGATGGGGAGAAGCAAAGTGAACTGGCTCGGTAAATTTTTTAAGCGCAGAGAAGATGACGAGTATAAAGTTATTAAAAGTGAAATACCTTTTAGCACACTTACGCGTTGGTATTTATACGATTTAAGCCTTGAAGACCCTAATGAGTTAGCGGTTGCTCTTGGATTAAATCCAGTAAGCGATGAAGGCGATGAAAAAGAAACTGAAGATAGTGCTCTTAGATTAGAACGTTTAGACGCTCTACTTCCCTACCTTGACATTATTAGCGAATTAAACGCAAAGATTATTACCACTACTCAGTTATTAGAATTAGGAAAAGAAGGTAGCACAGAGGATTTAGAAAACGATGTTGCTATTATGAGAGACCTTTATCATGTAGTTGGGTTCTCAGCTTTAGTGTCAGCATTTTCTTCTGGTATGGAACTAGGTATTTTGTACCCTAATGCAACCAGCATTGGGTCTTTTTTTAAGGAGATAAAAGATGAGTAATTGGTGGGCAGATAAACTAGGAACACCTCAATCAGCACCGCAACAGCGAGTGGTATCAACACCTCCGACAACTCCGCAACCCGTGTATCTTCCTCCAGATGTTAGGCAACATACGCTTCCAGCATCAGCAACTAACGCTTCCAGATGTCCAGGTTGCGGTAGCGGAAATTATGGCGGGGCAACTCCTGAAGCACGACCACGTTGCTATGATTGCGGGTATCCGTTAACTCAATCAGGTTCTGGAGTTGGCAAAGGTATCGCAGGCGGTGGGCAAGCTTCTGGCCCAGCTCAAGCTTCTAGACAAGTAGCAACAGGTGGCTTTAATCCACAGACAATCATTGGACATATTTAATGAACGCAGAACTATTAAAAGTTATTAACAAGATTAATAAGAAATTTGGCGCCGATACCGTTGTTCTAGGTGAAGATATATTAGAAGGTACGGGTCGTATTACTACAGGGTCATTATCTTTTGATGTGGCGCTAGGTGGTGGGTGGCCTGTTAATCAGTGGCATGAATTAATTGGTGAAGCAAGTAATGGTAAAACAGCAATCGCTTTAAAAACTGTTGCTGCTAATCAAAAGAGAGACCCAGAGTTCACTACTGTTTGGATTGCTGCCGAGCAATGGGTTCCTGCCTATGCAGAAATGTGCGGGGTAGATTTATCTCGTATTTATGTAATCTCATCTAATATTATGGAGGAAGCCTATGAAGCGGCTATTGAGTTCACTGAAAGCAAGGTTGTTGATTGCATTGTTATTGACTCCCTTCCTGCTCTTGTCCCTAGTTCAGAGGACGAAAAGCAAATGGAAGAATCTACTGTAGGGCGTTCCGCATTATTAACTAACAAGTTTTTTAGAAAAGTAGGCAAAGCTTCAAAGCGTAGCCTTACCGAAGATGAGCGCCCATTTATTGGGTTAATTATTAACCAGTGGCGTTCAAAAATTGGCGTAATGTACGGTGACCCTAGAACTACCCCAGGTGGACTAGGCAAGGACTATGCGTTTTTTACTCGCGTTGAAATTAAAAGAGATGATTGGATAGATGCTGGAACTGGTCAAGATAAGCACCGAATTGGGCAAACCATTAAGATTCGTACACTTAAGAACAAATCTGCCCCTCCTTCACAGACAGCGTTCTTGGACTTTTACTTTGCCCCAGGTGGGCCAGTTGACCGAGGAAACTATGACTTTGCTAAAGAAATTGTGGCGATGGGAATCATCAATAAAGTAATCGTACGAGCAGGTGCTTACTATCGGTATGCCGAAAGACAATGGCAGGGAGCAGATGCTATGCTTATCTCCATACGGGAAGAAATAGACCTGAAAGAAACCTTAGAGCGCGATGTATTGGACTCAATTAAAGCTGGGTCTAAGTTCGTAGCAGATGACTCCGATGAGGAGTGAAGGACAAAAGCAGTCTAAGAAGCATGAGGCACGACTCGCTAAGTTGGTAGATGGAAAGCGCAACGCTGGGAGCGGTGCCTTCTGGAGTCGTAAAGGCGATGTTAGGTCTGACGATTTGCTTATAGAGCATAAGTGGACTGGCAAAGCTACCTTTACTGTCAAAGCGACAGTTCTGGAGAAAATTGTCAAAGAAGCAATTCTTGATAGCCGTATGCCTGTCTTTGGCATAAGTCTTAACAACGAGAACTACATTATGCTTTTAGAAGACGACTTCCTGGAACTGCGCCTTAATCTTCAGGAGTGCACTTGTCATACGAAGGCTCAGGTAACGTAGAAGACTGGCGTTACACAGCGAAATGTCGCGGAATGGATACTGAAATTTGGTATCCACCGCGAGACAAAGCAAAATATAAAACAATTGCAGATAAATCAAAAGCCGTCTGTTTTGGACGAGATGGCGCACCAGAGTGTCCAGTTAGACTTCAGTGCTTACTCTATTCAGAGAAGATGGATGAACAACATGGAATTTGGGGCGGCCTTTCACACCGTGAGAGAAATGCACTTAAGAGAAAAGCTGCTAAGGTAGGGCTTACATTGGAAGAATGGGTAATTAATAATGACACCAAAGGCAAGCGGGTTTAAAGCAACAGGAGCATTAAAAAAGTTTATTGATGCGGGTAAGAAAGATAGTCGCGTACTATCTTCTGTAGAACGTGATTTAATTGCTAGACCAGAGCCTTCAGACCGTCGCTCAGACGTATTACACCCTTCAGCTATGGTTAAGTCTGATTGGTGCCATCGCTCGTCTTACTTTCAATTACTAGGCTTTGCTCCACCGCCAAGTAAGTATCGTGTTACTTTGCGCCAGAAACGGGTATTCCAAACAGGCCACGACATTCATGCTGGTTGGCAAACTATTTTTCAAAACATGGGAACCCTGTACGGAATCTACCAGTGTACAAAGTGCGGGTTAAAAGAATGGGGCATGGGAGATAAGTCCTGTCCTATCTGTGATGGCACTAACTTTGAGTATAGAGAAGTGTCATTAATGTATGACAAGCTTCGTATATCTGGTCACGCAGATGGAATCCTTATTGGATTTGGTGAGCCTTTAATGCTTGAAATTAAATCTGTAGGAGCTGGAACATTTAGATTTGAAGCACCAGAACTTACCTATGAACATAACGGTGAGATTGACAA